CAAGTAAACATATCGTCTCCTCCATCATCAATATTCCAACTCCAACCGCAGTTATCACATACGATTTTTTCATCAACTATTGATTCGTCTAAGCCCTTTTGTTTAGCTATCTTTTTTAAAGCCTTTAGTTCTTTATAAAAAGGGTGTGATTTATTATGAGCTGAATTTAGGGGTAAGCTACAAGAACCTATAAACTTTAATTCTTCTTTTTTATAATCTTCAGTTTCTATAAAACCTACTAACATATATTTATCTTGAAAATCATTTACTGCTTTTTGGGCATATATATTTTGACCTAAAATAGAAACAATTGATAATCTAAAAGTAGATAATCCTGCCTTACTATTTGGGGATGAAGTTGGGGATGGGTGTTTTTGGTTAATATGAGAAGTTTTAACTCGGTTATGAAGATTTGATGCTCTCCCTATATAAACTAAAGAATATTCTTCTCCGTTTACATCGCGTTTTTGGCACACCCCCATTGGAGGGTTTTCTGATAGGTTATCGATTATAGCAGCCGCTTCAGAATTTACCCACCAAAAATATACTCCTCCTTTTTTAGGTATGTTCATAGAACGGATTTCAGAAGGAGAATATAACTGAATATTGTCTAATTCTTTATTTTCGTTTAACTTACGACCTACAATAGATTCTTTTACTTCTTCTTTACGTTTAAAAACTATTACTTTAAGTTTATCACTACCACTTCCAACACTAATTATTTCTTTTTTAGAATAATCAGGGAAAGAGTTAGTTTTAGATAACTTTAAATAAATGGGATAATAACCACTTGCATCTAAAGCAGCTAAACCTAAGTATTGGGGTTTGTGTTTTTCTATAAAATTAGAAATAACTTTATACATTGTAGATAAAATCTTAATGTAAGAATCTTTAGCATTACCTGTTGGTAAGACATTAGTACCATCTTCTTCATTAAATATAACATTGTATAAATCTTTATATTGATTTACATCAATTTTATCTATCTCGTATTGATATTTTTGGTTATCTGTTTCAAAAGTACCTTTAAAATCATCACCTTTAATGGGTAAAGCGTTACTTGTAGATAGTTGTAATTCTTGTAAAGCCTCTAAAAATAAAACTTTATGGGAATCTACATTTTTGAATTTTGTTTCTGCTAACTTATTACCTGTTATACTATCAGTCCAGTTTCTGAACGTCATCGTACCTTTTAGATTTGCTTCTTGTTCTAACTTATCTAAATCACCATCTTCTTGGGTATTAGTAGTAGTTATATCACCTAAACGTCCTTCTAGGTTTTGAATATGATGAATCATCTCGTGAGCATATGAACGTACTATATCTTTAGGATGTCTACCTTCAGTATACAATACAATATGTTTATTTTCTGGATCGTAATATGCTGTTTTACCTAAAAAATCACTTGCGTTTTCTGAGTCACCATCTATAAGTTCCATAGTTGGTAAAGGTTCGATGTTCATACCTTTCTTTAACATATGGTTAGTTAGTTGAGCTATTTTATCTGCTATATCAATACTATCGGTATATGAAGCGTGTTCGTTTAGTGATTCCTTTATAGATACAATATCAAATACTTCTTGTACTTCATCATCACTTAACTCATCAGGTAAAAAATCTTTAAACTTATCTTTACTTACTTTAAGAGCGTTTCTGGCAGCAGTACCTGATACACCACCTGGTGTTACTATAGTTCTTAACTCCATATTAGGATATTTAGATATTGCTTTAGTTCTGCTTGAAATATCTATAAAATCCTCTTCGTTATCTTGTCTAGCACCTATAACCCATAGTACTTCTTCTTGTGGGTGTTCTTTAGCATAATCATAGATAGCTCTTATTGGTGCTACTGATGCTGGAGTTATGGTTACTTTCATAGGTAGATTCCTTTTATAAATCTCCCAAATAAGTGTAGATTGTGATTGGGTTATACCATCACGTTCTTTAGCACCAACATAAATAATAAACTCATCTATCGATGGGTTTTGTCTAAGTGCTTCTTTAACTACTTCGAAATGGCCGGAAGTTGGTGGTTTAAATCCTCCACCATAAACAGCGACAGTTTTACCTTTAACCTCTTCTACTATTTCCTTAACTAACTTATCTATCATCCTATAAAACTATTGATTTTATTTGTGATGGTACTCTGGTCATCGAAATCTGGAGTATTAGATAGTGCTTGTTTAATATTAGCAACCATCTCTTTTTGTTCTTTATCTTTCTTTCTTTGCTCTTCAGGTGATTTAGGTTTACCTGTATATGTTACTGTCGCAAAGTATTTATCTATTTGTTCTTGACTATAATCTTTAATAGCTTCTTTAGGATCGTTATCTAAAATAACAAAGTTATCACCAAACATCGTTTCAAACTTTTCGATATTTTTAGTTGTATTATCCCAAGTTCTTAATATGATTGAAGGACGTAAAGCTCTACCACCTTTTTCACCACGTTCTTTATTACGTTGTAGTGAGGTTAAAGGTGAAACGTATACAAACGCCATAAAAGTTTCATAACCTAGATCTTCTAGTTGTTGTTTCTTTTTAGCTATTGGGTTTGAAGCAGCGCCTGTACCATCTATGATTAAGTTTTCACTATCACTCATAGATTGTTGTAGTTTGGATGTAGTATCCTTACGTGCTTGACCCATAAGTTTTGCTGCTGAAGATAACTCCTCAGCACCATATTCTGCTTGTGGTTTATCTAAACCAGATGCTCTAAGTAGTTCCTCATAGGTATCGTCTATGTTTATAGATTTTAAACCTTTGTTACTCAAATATTGTTTAACAAAAGTGGATTTACCACTCCCAGCAGGTCCTGCTAAGAACACTGCTTTGGGTTTTTGTTCGTTTTCTAATAATAGATCTACTAGTTTTATCATATCTTATTTATTGTTATAAATATACGAAAAATATATTGGGAAACCTAAGATCTTGGAACATCTTTTTGCACGACTGTTGTGTACTTTTCACTAAGTGGTTTTAGTACAGGGTGTTCGATATCGAATAAAGCACGTACGTGGGTATAGATTTCTAAGTTTTCATCTACACTTCTAGGTGATTCGTGAACTAACCATCCTTTACCTTTAAGTACTTTACCTTTCTTATCCTCACCTCGTGATTTAGATTTTAACCATAATACACCTACTCGATCAACTTTAGTTTCATAACACTCCTCATAACATCTAGTATAAAGTGCTGACTGGATATCATATGTGGTTTGTAAGTGGTTAGATGTTTTTAAATCGATAACCCATACTTCACCATCTATTTTACATACCAAATCACAAGTACCTGCTACTTTAAGTGTATCACTATATAGGAATACTTCAGTCTCGAGTAACTCAGCGCCACTTGTCTCCCAGAAGTCCACGAAAGACAAAAACATCTTCCAGACTTTTATCTCGTATTGGGGTGAGTGTGTGTGTTGGTTGATTAACTCGATTTTATCTCCCTTTAAATATTGTTCAGCCAACTCGTGAACTATAGTACCTTCTGCTGCTGCTTTCTTTGCTATAAAATCTGCGTTTGAACCTACTTTTTTTAACCACTCCTCAAAGTATCGTCCTTTTGGATAATATGATAGAACAAACGTTACCGATGGGTATGTTTTTTCGCCGTCTTCGTAGAAACGAGAATCGTTAGTAGTAACTTGAGTAAACGTTTTGTTATACTCTTGTTTAGGGAAGTTAGCTTTTCTTAACTTTGTCATAAAGATAGTTTGTATTCTAATAACTTAGAATAGGTTAGTGGTTTTGTTTGTTGTATTATTTTAGTAAAGTCGTGGAAACCGTGCTCACTGGCATCCTTATCTCCTACGTCTACTAGGTATATTTCTTTACCCTCGTTCATCAACTTCTCACAAAACCTAAGTGATTGTTTAAACGCATCACTATCCAACGCAATATAGATTTTATCTACAATAGATGTGATTATTTTTTTCATAAGTGTTGATTGGATATTTTTACCCAATAAAGGTATTGCGTTTCTTTTTATTGCTATTGCATCAAATATACCTTCACATAATACTATTGGTAGATTCCAGTTTATAAAATATTCGTTTGGTATGATGTCTCTTGATACTGATGGGTTTTTATATTTTAGGGATGATGATGTATCGAAGTTTCTTGCTGTAAAATAGTTTAAATATCCCTCTGCATCAAACGTTGGTAATATTAACATATTCCTATAAGGTCCTTCTTCACAATATCCTATTTGGTATTTAAGTATGTCTTCTTTAGTTATGCCTCGTCGTTTGAGGTAAGCTGCGGCGTGTCTATACGTTATTTTCGATGTATCAGCGTTGTATAGCGCTATATACTCCTTAGGTAATACAATCGCTGATTCGTCTACTTTAGTGTATTTAAACGACTTAGAGTTGGCTATTAACTTTTTAGCTTCTTGTATTTTATCGTTAGGTGCTTTAGCTAGTTTAAATAAAGCGTAAACTGATTGACCTTTAACTCCGCAACTCCAACAAGAAAACTTGTTTTTACCTTCTCTATTTTCGGTTAGTTGTATTTCGAGTTTGGGTTTGGCGTGATGGCAACTGGGACAGTGGTATGCGTAGTTATCTCTAGCAGTGGGTTTACCACTACCTAAAACGGAGTTAACTAAACTAACTAATAACTGGTTTGTCATATAAATCTTTCCTAAAGAACTTCCCGAGAATATTCGAGTTTAAATATTCATCGTTTTCTAATACCTCGTTTACAAACTGTAACTTGGTTTCAAAGTAAGTGAGTTGCTTTTTCGTTGACGTAAATATAATAATCTCTCTTACAAACTCCAACATATCTTGCGATTCTTTTACTAGTTGTTTTACTTCGGTTTGAGATCCGTAATATGTTTTCCAATCACTTTCTTTTTGGATTTTACGTTTTTTCTTCTGCCCTTTAAGAGGTGGGAGAGTTCGATTTGCTATTAGTTGTTTTTTACCTAAATATTTTTTACCGCTTGGGGTGTGTGTAACTAAATATACGAAACCGAAAGTGTCGGCAGGCATATCCTCTATTGAGTTGATTTCTTTGTTTTTGTATAACCACATATTATACAATATAAAAAGGCTCCCTATGGGAGCCTAGTTATTTTATTATTTACTACTTTTATAGGGAAACTTTTTATTTAAATAATCTTTTCTAGCATCACAACCGCAATCTTCACCTAAAATAGATTTAGTGAGGGATTTAATACCTGTTGATGAGGTAAACTTTTCAATAGTATCTCCTAATCCTTTACTCTTGTTGGGCATTTTTAATCATTTTAAAAAATTCGTTTATCTGGTATGGTCCTTCTAATTGAAAGGTATTAAACTGTATAACTGGGACTTGTTGTGGTTTGAAACCATCAAAGTCATCCCTATTGATGTAAATCTTTTCAATATTAATACCTTCTGGTGATTCTAGTTGTTGACAGAACTCACATTCGTCTTGTACGTAAACTTTGTATTTCATAACTTACTTGTTTTTATTTATTCTATAATATACTATTTTTATTTTGGTATTACAACGTTTTTATTATGGTTCATTAGTTCTGAACCTTCTGGTGTAACGATTTGTTCCACTTATACTTTTAGTACCACCACTTGCTAATCTATAATAACCTACATATACAGGTTTTGTTGATGTTGTCCCTACTTGATTAAATGAAGCAGCATATGATGTGTCTCCAAAACCATTTCCTGAGACATTTATAGACACATATGGGGAGTTGATACTTAATGATGTGTATATGTAATCTTGTCCTCTATTAAGTAAAGAACCAACTCCTGTAGTGCCCAAATCTCCTGAAATGCTATCCACTGTATTTACATTACCTAAATATGTTGCTGTTCTTCTAATATCTCCACCACTACATGAGAATGGGATTCCGGTTCCAGCAGTTGAGGGAACAGTATAGGTTATATCATATCTCATATTTCTTTCGCTTGCCAAATTTAGTGGTGCGGGTCTTCCATCTGCAACCATAGTTTGTGGTGCAGTTCCTGTAAATGCTACAGCACTTGTGGATGCTACAAAAATATTCTCAGATGTTAAAATTATTCGACTAGTTCTAGTATTCCCTGCTCCAACTATTACACCATCACAACTTTGAGTTACTGAACCATAAATCCCTCGAATGGCATTTCCACCATCTGTGTAATTATAGTAGTCCCTATATAGACATCCACTTCCTCCAGTAAATGGGAAATATGGCAATGGTATTCCAACCCTAAGAGTTGAAAATGCATTATTACCATAAGCTGTTGCTTCTCCAGTTTTAACTGATCTACCATAAACTGTGGCAGTTGCTGATTTACCACATGTAGTTGATTTAGTTACACTAACAGAAGTACCATTTACCCAGTTAACACCACCATCTAATGAATATTGAGCTGTATAACCTGCTTGAATTGCTGCTGGAGATTGGGTTATTCTAAAGGTAGCTGTTCTAGTAACTACAGTTGGGTTTAAATATTTTAAATTAGAAGGGAAAGGTGTTGAAACTGTAACCACAGGGGGTTCAATTGATACACCTACTACGGTAATTGTATATTCTCCCTCTTTACCTCTTTGGTCTGTAACTGTGACTGTAAATACGTTATTTGTAGTTGGTTCCCCAGGATTTACAAATAATGTATTAGGTATGGTGAATGTAAGACCTGAAACAGGATTTCCTGGTGTAATTGGGGTAGTTGGAACTGGTGTAAATCCTGGTGGACCATCCACAGCATAACTAACTATGGTATCTAAAACATCTGGGTCTTGAGCTGAGAATACTATATTTACATTAGTTGCTATTGTTACACCTATGTCAAAGTTTTTATCACCATATACTCCTGTAGGAGGAGATGTCAAAACTATTTGGGGGGATAAGTTATTTATCCAAACTAAAGTTCTCCCCAAACGAACCTCTTGGATCTCTTTGGATCCGAGGTTTATGTTTTTTGCATTCCTTGAAGAACCTAATCTGATTTCTGACATATCCTATGGTAACTATTTGGATTAATAAACTATATTATACTTCATATATTAAATACAATGTTTGAGGATTAGGTGTAAAACCTGGGTCTTCATAATCTGTATTTAATATATAAACCATAGCTGATGCAGTTGGTTCAGATGTTGGATAGTTTGTTATCCAAACTTTTGAGGAACTTACGGCATATGATGATGTTTCAATATGTCCTGATCCTGTGTATGATCCTGATATGGATACTACTGCGCTTGAACCTAATACTGATCCACTTAATATTGCGTCATCTATTCTCATCTAACCTATTTTATTTTATTATAAATATTTTATTTTATTACTACTATAGTACCATCGAAGTTGTTAATAAATATAACATCTACTGAGTTTGCTCCTGTTGATATTATAGCTGATGGTATTTCTTGTGATAGTGATACCTGTTCGTATGCTTGTACTATAGGAAAGTTTTCGTTTAAGTTATGTGTTATAGTATAACTTGTTGTACCTGTTACTGCTTCTCTATATGAGTTGTTAGTACTACCACCACCACCTAAAACGTATGATGCTGTTATAGCGTGTGAAGAAGTTAAGGCATATGATGCACTTATTGAGGGGGTTGAACTAGCAACACCTTTACCATCTGTTATTATTACATACCCATCTACGTTTGTAGCAAAAGTTACTACTGCTGTATTAACGTTGGTTAGTGTAACACTTTGGGGTAATACCAGTTGTGGAAGTCCTCCACCTGTTGTTTCATAAACTGCTACTAATACATCTTCTGAGCCTATGTTATGGTTTACTGTTATACTACTAACACCTGTAAAATCTTCTCTATAGGCATCAGACATCTTAACATATGATGCTGTTAAAGCAAAAGATGATGATTGAACTAAGCCTGTTAAATAAGAGGCTGTTACAGCGTGTGATGCTGTTATTATACTATCGAACCCATAAGGTCCATCTACGTTTGAAGATGAAATATAGGATGCTGTAGCTGCTATTGATGCAGTTATGTTAGTTAGTTGACTACCATCTCCTACAAACGAACCACTAAATGATCCACTACCTATTACATCAACTAAGGTTGAACTTGAAATAATAGTATCTATTATTGTTGATCCCGTAATAGTGGATTCTATGATAGTTGAACCTGTAACTACTGATCCTGAGCTTATTAAACTATTTTTGTCAATAAACGATGCTGTTAGAGCATATGATGCTGTAACTGAGTTACTACTACCGTTTAGGGCATATGATGCTGTTATGGCATATGATGATGTCTCAGCGTATGATGAACTTTCCTCATGAACAACTTCGTGTGAAGATGTTATAGCATAGGATGCTGTTAGGGCGTATGAGGATGATATAGTACTACCACCTGACATCTCAGCCATAGGTCCATTTATAAATATTCTACCAGCTGTAAAATCTTCTTCACTTACAATACCTATTGGTTGGATTACAGCAGGGGGAATAGGTTGGGATTGTGTAAAACCACCACTTCCTGTTTGTACGTAAATATTCCTACCAGCTATAGTTCCGAAGGTATTAAGGTTTTTAATCTCCCCTATTACTAATAGTTCAGATGTTTCTCCTGGTGCAAACGTTGTTCCAGCTACACCCATAGCTGGCATTTTGTTGGGATCAGATGCGTCTGCTCTCCTAACTATGTAAAGATCGTTATCAACCTCTCTAACATATAGAGGAGTACCTTCTGTTATAGTTACGTTGTCATCGTTATATGCTGGGAAAGATACTTGTCGTGTTAGTTCTGCCCTTTCAGCATATGAAGCTGTTGCTATAGGCCCTTTAATATAGGATGATGTTAGGGCATATGACGATGATATTGATGATGATGCAACAAATGCATATGATGATGTTTCTACATAAACAACATCCGCTTCCCCATTAGCTTTATTAAAGAAGATAGCTTCACCTATTGTACTTGATGAAATATATGTATTTGGATCAACATTTAGGGCATGTGATGCTGTTAAAGCATATGATGCAGTTTCAGAATATGATGAAGTTACTCTTTGGGTAATCTCATGTGATGCTGATATTGCATATGATGCAGTCAAGGCGTATGATGATGATACAATCTCGTTTGTTACTTGTAATCCATCACTTTTGGTAAACGTTATAGTATTTCCACTAGTAGAGGATGACACATATGAGGCACTACGTTCACCTTCTAAATATGATGCTGTAAGAGCATATGATGCAGAAGTTGCTGTTTGTGCGTTTTGTGATTCTCGTGCAAAGAAGGATGATGATGCTTGGTTTGAGAAAACAGCAAGTGATGATGAGAAGGAGTATGATGCAGTTTGTATTGAATCAGCTCCAAAGGGACCGTATACGTTAGATGAGGTTACATATGATGCTGTGTTAACCGTTTCTATAGATTGTATTGTAATATTTCCAACACCATCAGTAAGTAGGGATTGACCAGCAGCACCATCAACAATAGGATACTTTAGATTATTTACTGTTAGTGATCCCGATATGTTTATGTCGTAAGCCTCGGCAGCAGTTAATGCGTTTACCGATTGAGATACGTGTTCTGCCTCTACCGGTAACCCTGTAACTATGCCTGCATTTGATAGTATCTTAGCCATTGATTTTATTTGATATATTATAAATACTAAACATCCTTAGTGCCTATCGATGTTTATTAAAATAGTTGTGTCTGTTGTTTTAGATGTCGGTAGTGGTTTTGCTAACTTACCAACAGCCAGTAGTTCATTCGCGTTATTATATAGACCTACAGTTGAAACGTAAGGTGAAAAATATGAGCCTGTTATGAAGTTAAATGGTATACCATCACTTCCTGATATAGAGGATGGGTTTTGTGAGTAGTTAAACTCACTTTCACCTATTGTTACTTTATATTGTGTTTCATAAAAGGTATATGATGAGGAAAGAGATGCAGTTAGATTTGATCCAGATATAAATCCTTTATAAAAATCCCTACTAATCTGATTGTCATCACCATAGTTACTATACCTATATGGGTTATTTCCATAACCAAACTTATCAGGATGTGGATTAGTTATTGCTATTACTCCATGAGTGTATATTATATTACCTACCACATCACCTGATTGGGATAATATCCTACCTTCTCCATCATCTGTATAACTACCACTTGATGAAGCACCATAAGCTCCAAAATCAAACTTAAATGATCCTGGTTGTATTTTATCCCCAAATACGTTAGCAGGAATAGATAATACAGCCATATCAGATGTTCCGGGTTTTGTTTTTTTGGTTCTGAGTGTTTTCTGTTCTAATAGATCAGTTTGTCTATAGTTTTCGTATATGGTATTGTAGTTCGAACCTGTTACAACCCCATCAGGTCTAAAATAGGGTAGATTAGCATCGGACATTATAAGATCTCCGTTACTATCTACACTACCTGAAACGTAGTTAGTATAATATAGTTGTTTTATTGAGTGGTAAATAGAGGATTCTTTAAAGGAAGAATAAAGACCAGATGAATAGTTATACTCACTATTATAATCAATATTTTTACCTATATATCTTTCTACTTGATCATTATAACCATATGCGTCAATCCTTTCTAGACTTTCTGAGTAACTGCCAGTACCAAACGATATAAAAGAGTACCCTCCAGATGAGGATAGTATGGGTACAATATTAAATTTATACCCCTTGTTTACCTCTAATGGAGAAACTATTATGTCTGAAGAATTGAATTGTTTGTATGCGCTCATTCATTTAGAAATCTAACTTTACTCTAACAAGTGATTCTTTTGTAAAATCCTTTAACAACGGTTTTGACAACTTGGCTACTGCTAGTAAATCGTTTTGGTCGTTATATAATCCAATCGTTGTTACATACGTTTGTGGTGCGTTTATGTATGAATCCCAATACACCTCACCAGTCGCACCCTTAATAAACGATGGGTTTTCTGAGTAGTTAAACTCTGAGTTTCTTGATCTAACAAATATAAAATCTGATGTTAAGGTTTCCTCACAGTTTACTTTAAACGATGAACCTCTTACAATAGTTTCAAATAGTTTAGAGTTATTTTCTCCTGCTACATCTAAGTTTCTATTAGTTCCTAAACCTACACCTATATTAGGATTCCCATTAGTAGGAACTCCTGGTTGTTGATCTAGGGCTGAACCGTTTAGTAGTATTAATCCTGTGTCAGGTAGGAATAAACCATATGAACCTGAGTTAGTATAACCACCGTTAAACTCATCTGATGTACCTGGATTTGCTCCTTGTCTTACTATTTGATATGCTCTTTGAGTACCAAAATATGTTGGAAGGGTTACATCGTTTGAGTTATCTGTAAGTGTAATAGAGGGACCTGTTGATCCTTGTAGTGTTAAAGATAAAGTTCCGGGTAGTAGTTTTTCTTTATATCTAGATCTTTCGATTGATAGAGCGTAGATGTATCCTGGTATATATGATGAGTTAAAGGTAAAATCTTTATCTTCATCCTCTAATACTAGAGTACGATATTGACCATAGATAGTAGATGTAGTGGATTTACCAGGTACAGCATCGTTAAAATAAACCCCACCACCTGATGTTTTATCACCATAGGCTATATCAAACTGAGGAGTTGATCCTACAACTGTTGTTTCTGATTGGTTTACTGCTAAATAATATTCACCTGAAAGAGAGGCTACTCGTTGTGCTGATGAAGTAAAGAAGGTAGATAACTCTACAGTCTCGTTACTCCATACGGTTTGTGATACAGAATCTGCACTTACTAAAAAATCTTCTGGATCTAATCTTTTGAATCCCATATCTTAAGTTGTTGATGTTTTGTTAATAGTAATCGGAACAGTAATACGAGCACCTGAATCTAAACCTATTATGGTTAGAGTAGTTGTTATTGATGAGTTAGACCCAAATAACGTATTAATAGTAGTTGCTCTTAAGTTAATCTGTGTTCCAATAACAGTTTTAGATACGTTTGTACCTATAGTAGTTGTTGAGTTAGCGTTTGCTGATGTTGCTGCATCTGTGTTAACACCAACACCGTTGAAGTTAGATAATAATCTAATATCAGCGATTGTTGCTGCGTATCCACTTGTTTCAAATGACTGAGCTGCGTCAAGGTAGTTAAGTGTTTGTGGTGTAATAGCAAGTTGTGCTCCTTGTTTTAAGGTAATAGCAGTATAACCAACATCTAGTACTGGAAGTTTAGCTGTTCCTCTTGGTAGAGTAACTAACTTATACTTCATGATTTGTGATTCATCAGGAAATGCTTCTAATAGAGGCATATTGTCAATAGCTTCTCCATAGTATGAAGAACCAGATGGGTGATTAGGATTATATTGTGTATAATCGATTTCATCATCTGCTAATGCGAACTGAGTGATTTGGAATGATCCGTCGTTTTTAGCTAACGATTCTCTTCCTTTTTTTGTTAGAATAGCGTCAACTGTTACAACGCTGTTATTTAAATAGCCCATTTTTTATGTTGTATTTTATTATAAATATTATATTTGTTTTTTTTTATGCGTTACACGTTGCTCCAGTTGTTACATTCAACCCATACATACCCCCAGTAGGAGTAAACTCATAATACCCATTGGCGTATGTTGTAACTGTTGTATCTACACAACGAGTAATAGGGTAGGATATCCCATAACTTACTGGGATGTTATTGGTGCCGGTATAAGAAATCTTAACAAAGCCAGGTGCTGCATTTGAGTTAGTACCTAAAGGGGTGAATGTAACTAAACTATATGGTGGGACTGGAGGACATCCTGTTTCCCCAGTTGGGGTTATATCTATAAAGTTGATTACGGCGGTTGTAGTACTTATTACAGTATAAATATCCAGACCTGATGTAACTCTATCTCCTATAGATAATGACAAATCTTCTGTAGTTTGTCGAGATGTATAGGGTGTAGATCCATCATCACACTTTTTTAATCCATAATAACCAAATGTTTCGGTTGGTGGTATTGGTTCATCATCCTCTACCCCACTAACACATCCTGTTTCTCCTGTTCCATTTACTCTAATAGAAGTAGCAGAAGTTGAGGTAGTAGTTCCTGTAATGATATATATTTCTCCACCAGTATCAACAACTCTATCATTAGTAGAGAAGAATATGGCATCTGTATTTCTTGATGTTCTATATCCTGTACTACTATCTAAACACTTAGTCATTGAGTAATAACTATAGGTAGGAGCTGGGGTATCAGCTGAGGGAACAGTAACATCGTTAACAATAGTAACTTCTGTTTCAGGAATGTTGATTGTATTGTTTACAATAACTTCTTGACTTTGTTCCTGTGTTAATGTAGCAGCAATTTTATCTGCTGAGATAGATAACTCTGGTATCTTAAATTCTGGGGATAGAATACCTAAAGTAGAGTTTTTTTCTACAGGGATTGAATATGGTTTTTGTTGATTTAAAATAACATAGTTACTAATAGGTATAAATCTTCTAATTACAAAGAAATTTTTATTTTCACCTGATATGGATCTATCTAAAGTAATTATTACTTTAGCATTATTATTTATAGGTTCTTGTCTTACTCCTTCTATTCTAAATACTTTTGATTCATCATTCTCAAAACGAATCTCATCACCTACTTCAAAACTAAATGTTTTATTTACAGGTGGGAACTTAGTAAAACTAGGTTCTGTACT